AATATAGATGGTATTAGATTTATTACTCGTTATGTTTATGCAGGAGAAACTACAGCAAAGAGTAGATTATTTTGTAAAAAAATGATTGAAGCAGGTAAAATATATCGTAAAGAAGATATTATAGCAATGTCAAGCAAAATAGTAAACGAGGTTAGAACTAATAACGATGGAGAACAAAAAGGATTTGGACCTAATGGCTCACCTTTAGTAAACGTCTGGTTTTTTAAGGGCGGTGGTGCTTGCCATCATAGGTGGAATAAACAAGTTTATGCAAGTTTTGAGGGTGTAAATATAGACGTTAATTCACCAAAGGCAAAACAAATAGCAGGAGCTAAAGCTGAAAAATATGGTTACGTAATTAAAAATCCTAATTTAGTAGCACAAAGACCAATAGATATGCCTAACAAAGGATTTTTACCTAAAACAAATTAAGATATGGCTTACGCATTATTAATAAGTACAGAAGATGTAAAGAAATTTACAATAGTAAACGGTAATTTAGATGCTGACGATTTTATCGAGTATATTAAAATCAGTCAAGATATTACTATTCAAAACTATTTAGGTTCTAAACTTTACCAAAAGTTACAAACTTTAATTTTAAACAACGATATTAACCAAGCTGGGTTTGTGAATTATAAAAACCTTTTAACGATTTACGTTAAACCTATGCTTATTCACTGGGCAATGGTTTACTATTTACCATTTGCTGCATATACATTAAGTAACAAAGGATTGTTTAAACATAGTTCTGAAAACGCAACTAACGTAGATAAAGCAGAAGTTGATTTTTTAGTTGAAAAAGAAAGGGATATTGCAGAAAGTTATACACAAAGATTTATAGATTTTATGTGTTATAATATGAATACTTACCCTGAATATAATAATAACAATAACGAGGATGTAAACCCTGATACAAATAATTTTTATGGCGGTTGGTATTTATAATAACGTAAAGATTAAAAATTTTAAGAAGCTGAATTTATATTTAGCTAAAGTTGAGCAATTAAAAAAAGTAGAAACATTAAAATCTAACAATGGCAAATAATATTGATTGGGGTCAAGCAGTAAATAACAACGATATCGGTTGGGGTCAAGGTGGTATAAATAATGATATATCTTGGGCTTCAATTTATGGTATTAGTTGGAGTGGAGAAACTGAAATTTTAGGTAATGAAATTGAAGCTGTTATAGATTTTATAGCAAGAATAGCTACAGATAGTGGAATATTTGAAGCAAAACAATGTTTAATTAATTTAATAGAAAATATATAATGAGTTTATTTGAAAGTGCAAGTTTGGTAGTAACTCCAAATGGTGCAAAAGCGAGTAAGTTATACGCTATAAAACCTACAAGCGGTGCAGGTGATTTAAGCGTTACAAGAGCAACAACAGCAACAAGAGTTAATAGTGCAGGTTTAATTGAAAGTGTGGCGGTAAATGTACCACGTTTAGATTATTTAAATTCTAGTTGTCCGAGTATATTAGTAGAACCACAGAGAACAAATCTTAATACTTATTCAGAAGATTTTAGTAATGCTAGTTATACAAAAATTTCTTCTAGTATAACAACAAATGCAACAACAGCACCTGATGGAAACACAACGGCTGATAAAATGGTTGAAAACAATGCTTTAACAGCTCATACAATGTTTAAAGACATTGCTGTTACAATAAGCAACCCTTATACATTATCTGTATTTGCAAAAGCTGGAGAAAGAACTAAATTATGGTTAGATTTTTTTAGTGGATTAAACTTAGCTGTTTTTGATTTAACTAACGGAACTGTTATTACTACTTTAGGAACTGGTTTAACTGCTTCAATAGTAAATTATGGTAACGGATGGTATCGATGTAGTATTACTCAAAATGCTGTATCTGCTATTTTATACCCTAATATTGCACCTACAATTAACAATACTACAAGTCCAACTTATCAAGGTAACGGAACAAGTGGTATATTTATTTGGGGTATGGAATTAGAAGCAGGTACTTACGCTACTTCATACATTCCAACAGTTGCAAGTGCTGTAACACGTAACGCAGATGTAATATCTAAAACAGGTATAAGTAGTTTAATAGGTCAAACTGAGGGGACTTTGTTTTGTGAAATAAATACACAACAATCAACTACAAATAATTGGTTTCAAATTTTAGATGGTACTGCTGCTAATTGGATATTTATTGGACTTAATGGTACTAAATTAGTTTGTTATATTAGATTATCTTCAACTACTTATATTTTTGACCAAAGTTTTGTTTTAACAAGTGGAGTTTCGTATAAATTAGCTTTAGGTTATAAAAGTGGGGATTCAGCATTTTATATTAATGGTACACAAATAGCTACTTTAGGTTCTGGATTTGCAGCTAGCAATCCACTTTCACAAGTTATTATAGGCGACTTAACAGCAGCACCAAATGAATCTGTTAAATATAAAGAAGCCGTTATTTGGAAAACAAGATTAACAAATGCTGAATTAGCAGAATTAACAACTATATAAAATGTACATAGCAAAATTAAAATACACAGATAAAGAAACTGCAATAGCTGATTTATTAGCTAAAAAAGTTTACGTAGAAATAGAAAACCTTGACAAAGAAATTACTTTAGCTTACGGACAAGGTATTCAGGCAATAGTAGAGATAGGTTTAATAGTTTTAGAGAATGGTGTTTATGATAATGATTTTAACGAAATAACTGCACCTGTTTACGCTGATGGTTATCATTATGACGTAATGAGCGAAAACGAAATTAAGTTTACTAATGCTATTGAAGTAGAAAACCCAAAACATACATTTGCAATCTAATGAGCAGTAAAGAAAAAATAGATTTATTTTTAAATAAATGGGTTAGCAGAAAATTAACTGTTTTTGTAGTTGCTTGTATTGGCTTATTTTTTGACAATATAACTTCTACTGATTGGGTTATTATATCTACTTCTTACATAACCATAGAAGGTGTTACTAATATTGTTGAACGTTTAATGAAAGCTAAAAATGTCGCATAACGATTTGAAACTGTATTTTTTTAATAGTATAACTATGCTTTTAAGTTTTTCTAATATAGAAAATGTTTTAAAGATAATTCTATTAATAGCTTCTATTTTTTACACAGTATTAAAAACAGTTGAAACTTTAAAGAAAAAAAAAGATGGCGAAAATAACGACTAATTTTAGTTTAGAAGAATTTAATTGTAAAGATGGTTCTACAATGCCAAACGATGTAATGATTAACATTATTAAATTGGCTAAAAATTTACAAGTGTTACGTGACGCTATTGGCAAAACAATTACTATTAATTCTGCATACCGCTCACCAGACTACAATAAAAAAATAGGTGGTGTTAAAGATAGCCAACACTTAAAAGGCAATGCTTCAGATATTACTGTAAAAGGTATGACACCTAAAGAAGTTGCAAAAATAATTGAGGGTTTAATAGCAAGTGGTAAAATGCAACAAGGCGGTATAGGAATATATCCAAACTTTGTCCATTATGACATTAGGAACGTAAAAGCTCGTTGGTAAAATCAAAAAAACCCTTACAAATACTGCAAGGGTTTTTTCTTAACTATTAATCAAAACAAATTATGAATACGCAAATATAAAACAAATATTTGTTTATACAAAATAATTTTATATATTTGTTGAAACTTTTAAACAAATAAATTATGAAATTTTCAAAATGGAACGATTACGATGTTAATTTAACTGAATTATTACAGGATAATAAAAACTGTACTGATACTGAAATTGCAAAAAAACTATTAAACACTAATGACGGTGGTAATGTTAATAAAGATGTAGATTTACTTCGCACTTATATTAAAAGACACAGAGCAAGATTATTAGACCAACACGAGGGTATTTACAACGCTACAAACGAGTTAGATGTACCAAACACTTCGGTAAAACATATGTGGCTTAAAACAAAGCAAAGCAGCATATTTGTTAAAAACCCAGAATACATAGAACCACAAACGGAAGTAGAATTAGAAAAAGAAATTGATTTTACTAACATTTTTAAAGATTTAATTACTCCAATTAAATTACCTAAAATAGAACGTAAATTAGATTTATCATTATTTGATAGGTTAGTTTATACTGATGTTCACGTAGGTATGGAAGTAAACCAAAACGGTTACAGTCTATACGATGGTGCTTGGAACGAATTAGAATTAAACAAACGTTTAGAAACTATGGTTGCACAAACTTTAATTAACAAGCAATCAGATACATTAATAATACACGAGCTGGGCGATTTTATGGATGGTTACGATGCGGTTACTACACGTGGTGGACATAGTTTACCACAAAATATGGATAACCAAAAAGCGTTTGATGTAGGATTGAGTTTTAAAATTAAATTAATTGATGCTTTAATTCCTTACTACAATAGTATAGAATGTATTAATATTTGTAATGATAACCACGCTGGAAGTTTTGGTTATATTGTTAATTCTGCATTTAAAGCGTATATAGAGCTTAAATACGATAACGTTAAGGTAACTAATCAAAGAAAATTTATAGACCATTATATCGTAGAAAACAGGTGTTTTATTTTAACACACGGAAAAGACGATAAAAATATGAAGTTTGGTTTTAAACCACATTTAGACGCTGTACAAATTGAAAAGATTAAAAACTATATTGATGAGTATAGGTTGCATTATTTTACAATAGAATTTAGCAAGGGTGATAGCCACCAATTATTATTAGATTTTACTTCATCATCTGCTTTTGAATATCAAAACTTTGGTGCATTTTCTCCGCCAAGTGATTGGGTAAAAACTAACTTTAAAAACACAAATAGTAGTTTTATTGTTTTTAACTATTACGAGAACCAAAAAAGTATTAACCCTATAATATTTTAGTTATGA